CCCAGGAGGAAGAATAATGCATTCAGAAGTTGCCAGCGAAATTTGGAGCGAACTCAAACGTTATATCAACACAGTAGATCGCACCGAAGCCGCAGAAACTCTTATCTCTACTCTAGTCAACTACGACGAAGATGTTGAAGATATCCGTGACGCTTTCAAAGGCGACTCGGATGTTAAAAAAGCCTTGGTTGCTTATCTTGACAACGACGGCGATGTCGAGGAAGAAGAGGAAGAGTACGAAGAAGAAGATTACGACGAAGACGACGACTGGGAGAACTAATGTGGTACAGTCGCATTGTTGCTAATCTTGGAAATATCCCGGACTTTATAGCACACTACGAGAAAGAGCTCGAAGAAGCCAAAAAAGACTGCAAGATCTACGGCATAGTAGAAAAGAATATCACAGCCCTGCCTGGTATCACAGAACACAGATTTAATCAGTTACAAGAAATTGAAGCAGTATTAAATTATCTTAATATTCAATTGCGCAAGATACGTAGAAAGCACTTTCAAAAGTATCTAGAAGGATATGCCCGTGCGCTCACGTCAAGAGATGCTGAGAAGTATGTGGACGGCGAAGATGAAGTTATTGACTATGAAACTATCATCAACGAAGTGGCATACTTGCGTAATCGTTGGTTGGGCATTCTCAAAGGCTTGGACACCAAACAATGGCAAATGGGCCACGTGGTACGCCTAAGAACTGCAGGCATGGAAGACATCCAGGTGTAACATTTTTCTACGGGCGGGTTTGATCCTAGATTGTATAAATAAACATACAGGAGGCAGTATGTTTATAGATAACAAATATTCAAGATGCTACAACCGCATCATTGAACGTAGGAAAAATTATCCGTTGGATGGGTATGTTGAGAAACATCATATCATTCCAAAAAGCCTAGGTGGCTCGAATAAAAAATCTAATCTAGTAGCACTATCAGCAAGAGAACATTTTATTTGTCACAGACTCTTAGTTAAGATGACTATAGGAAAAGACAAGATGAAAATGTCTTTTGCTTTAAGGAACTTAATAAACAGAGAAAACAAATATCAACAGCGTTACAAGATTGGTTCTAGAACCTATGCGGCTATAATATTGGGAACAAGAAATAATATTTCAAAATATCTAGTTGGCGAAAATAACCCGTATTACGGAAAAAAGCACTCCGAAGAAGTAAGAAAAAAGATGAGAGCCAAACGGTCACTTCAAGTTATGCCAACTCGCAAAGGAAAATTATACTCTGAAGAAACGTTACAACGCTGGAGAGAAGGCAATAAAAAACAATTTGAAGACCCCTATCAAATTGAACTTAGGCGGACAAAATGTAATAAAATTCAAGGCATGAAAATTTATCATAACTATCTTGAAGAAACAAAATATTACCTTGAAGGAACACAGCCCATTGGGTGGGTTATGGGAAGACCAAGGAAAGAGAAAGGAGCGTAATATGAAGATAGTTCTAGTTACAGGCGGCTTTTGATCCCTTACATTCCGGACATATCTCTTACCTAAATCACGCTGAGCACCTGGGTGAGCACTTGGTGGTGGGGTTAAACTCAGATGCGTGGCTCACACGCAAAAAAGGCCGACCGTTTATGACCTGGCGTGAACGTATGATTGTGTTGGACAACCTACACATGGTTGGGGAAGTAATCGAATTCAACGATGACGACGGATCCAGCATTGATGCTATTCGCAAGGTTAGAGAAAAATATCCCAACGATGAAATCGTCTTTGCTAACGGCGGAGATAGAACACAAGAAAACATTCCAGAACAGGTGTTTGATGATGTGGAATTTATATTTGGAGTTGGAGGAGACAACAAGGCCAACTCCAGCTCATGGATCTTAGAAGAGTGGAAAACTCCAAAGACAACCCGTGCCTGGGGATACTATCGTGTGCTGCACGAAGTAGGGCCACATACCAAACTCAAAGAACTCACAGTCAATCCAAAAACTTGTTTGAGTATGCAACGCCACGATCAACGTGCAGAGTTTTGGTTTGTAGCCAATGGCGAAGCCACAGTTTATACACTGGATGATCGTACCACTGATCAAGAAATCAAATGTCAACTCACTGTGCATCAAAACACATTTATCGCTGTAAATGAATGGCACCAATTGTGCAACGAGACTGATCAACCATTGAAGCTGATCGAAATTCAGTATGGCGAAAATTGCGTAGAAGAAGACATTGAGCGTCGATGAAACCCATTCCAGTATTTGTTGGCTACGACCCCAGGGAAGCCATTGCATATCATACTTGTGTAAATTCAATCATACGTAATGCATCTGCACCAGTGGCTGTTGTTCCTGTAGCATTGAATCTGTTCCGAGACTACACAGAAACACACACAGATGGTTCGAATCAATTTATCTACAGTAGATTTCTTGTGCCCTATCTTATGGACTACTATGGCTGGGCAATTTTTATAGACGGCGATATGATTGTTCGTGGCGACATTGTTGAACTATGGGAATTTAGAAATGCCATCATGGATGTCATGGTAGTCAAACATGATTACAAAACTCGGATGCCTGTGAAGTATCTAGGATCCAAGAACGAAGACTATCCTAGAAAAAACTGGAGCAGTGTTATTTTATGGAACTGCAACAGTGCCCCGAATCGACAGCTCACTCCCGAATTTGTACAGCAATCTTCGGGCAGCAAACTGCATCGTTTCTCTTGGTTAGACGACAGCCGAATTGGCACACTACCGCCCGAGTGGAATTGGTTGCCTGATGAATACGGGCCAAACGAATCGGCTAAACTCTTGCATTACACACTGGGTACACCTTGCTTTCAAGAATTTGCCGACACACCTCAAGGTTCAGACTGGCACAGAGAACGCATATTAACAGAATATTGTCAGCAACATGATATACCTAAGTAAAAACGGCAAAGATGAATATGTCAATATGTTTGCACAAGGCTGCGGTGTAGAACCAATCAACACAACTGAGTTCGATTACGCATCCAGTCAAGATCCTGTGGTGCTACGAGGCATACTCAACGGTGTTATACGTCGTTGCCTGGCCAATTCTCGAACATTCTATTATATTGATACTGGTTATTTTGGCAACACTAGATTTAAGAATTGGCACAGGATTGTAAAAAATAATCTACAGCACAGCGAGTTGGTAAATCGACCAGCAGATAGATTTGAAAAATTTAATAAAAAATTTCAACCATGGAACAAGACTGGTAAAACAGTTGTAGTAGCAGCCCCGGACGAAAAGCCTTGTAAGTTTTATGGAATAGATCTTGAACAATGGATCTCAACCACTGTGGACACAATTAAAAAACACACAGACAGACCAGTTGTAGTGAGGCGCCGCGCCAAGCATAGAATTGATAGAATAAAAAAAGACACACTAGAATCTGCGTTAACAGACGCCTGGGCATTGGTTACCTACAACAGTGTTGCAGCCACAGAGTCTGTGTTTCTAGGAATCCCTGCGTTTACCCTTGCTCCTGTTAATGCGGCCGATCCAGTGGCTTGTCACGATTTATCAAAAATTGAAACGCCGTTCTATCCAGACCGGGATTTGTTGCACGCCTGGGCCTGCCATCTTGCCTACGGACAATTTCATGTTGACGAACTCAAAGATGGTAGTGCATGGAGGCACCTGCTGTGACCACAGTTGCTGTTTATCATTCAACAGTGCCCAACACAAGAAATCAAGAAAAAATTGATCTCTTGAACAACTTTTCTTGCGGTGTTGCAGCAGTCGGAGACACAGTGTTTGATGTCCGCGATCACAAGTATGCCAAGGCAGATGTAGGAGTAATACAGGGATGGCTAGGGTCTGGCGAAATAACATCAAGACACTTGTTGCTAAGAAATACAGTGATACAAGAACAACTGTCCAAACAAAAATATGTGATAACTGCCGACAGCAACTTATTCTTGTATGCAGATACTCAGAATCCAATGCACTACCTTCGATACAGTTTCAACGGCGTATTTCCCAACACTGGAATATATTGCGACAGCCCTGTTGATCCAAAAAGATGGACTTCGATCAAAAATACCTTGAACATCAATGTCAAAGATTACAGAACTTCG